ATCCCATACAACGTGGGATTCACATTGAGTATTGCAACTAAACTCAATGATGATATGTTACAGATCATGGAACAGATACTTCCATATTTTCAACCAGGCCTTAATATTACACTTAACTTAGTTTCATCAATTAACGAAAAGAGAGATATACCAATCATTCTAGAGAGCATTAATATGAGTGATGATTATGAGGGTAGTTTTGATAATCGTCGTGCAATGATTACGACATTACAGTTCACTGCCAAGATATACTTATTTGGTGCAGTCGCTGATAATCCAGATGCACTTATCAAGAGAGTTAATGTTGATTACTTTACCGATACAAATAGAGTAGTTGCAAAACGTGAACAAAGGTATTCTGCAACTCCAAGAGCTGTAAAAGATTACAATGATGATAATACGACTGCAATCAATAAACCTTTGGCTGCAGAACAAACAATAGTTTCTGTAAACAGTGCATCCAACTTTACAGTCGATGATTACATTAGACTGGGTGAAGAGAATATGCAGATTCGTTCCATTAGTGGTAATGAATTAACTGTTTATAGAGGTGTAGATGGAACAACGGCTTTAGATCATGCAAATGGATCTGTCATAGATATAATTAGTGGATCTAGAGATGCAACCTTACCACTCACTGGTGATGATGCACTTATCGCTTCTGGTGATGACTTTGGATTCAATGAGATGTCTTCTTTCTTTGAGGACTTTAAAGAGTATTCTCCATCACAACAAAAGGACGTATAAGTCATGAAATTTGATGAAATTGATGATGCATTAGATATAGTTAAGGATACCTCCGAGCCTATTGAGATTGATAATGTCAAGCCAATCAAGTGTGACAAGGACGATCTTGACCGTGATTATGAATATACTCGTGGTCATCTCTATTCATTAATAGAGAAAGGTCAAGAAGCTATTGACGGTATCATGGAGATTTCTCAAGAGAGTGGATCTGCCAGAGCTTATGAAGTTACTGGACAGATAATTAAAAGTGTGGCTGATGCCACAGATAAATTATTAGACCTACAGAAAAAGGTTAAAGACATTAAGGAACCAAAAGATAAAAGTCCTAACAATGTCACCAATGCATTATTTGTAGGATCAACAGCTGAATTACAAAAATTATTAAAAAAAGGTAAGTTAGATGACTGAAACAGTTAAAAAAGAAAAACCGAAAGGCATCATCGGTAAAATTAAAGAAAATATCGATGATAAAGAAGAACAATTAGCATTCTTATCTACCGTTGTTAGATTGGCTGTGCTTGTCTGGTCAGCAGGTATTTTAACCTTGGCATATGTTAAATTACCAGCAGCATTTAATATACCAGAACAAAAACTTGATCCGACATTTATAGCTTCAGTTTTCACAGGAACTCTGGCTACTTTCGGAGTCCAAGCAGCAGGTAAAAAGAAAGGTGGTGCTGATGGTGGTAGTGCAAACATATCTAAAAAAGATATGGAGTTTCTTATTGCCAAGGCATCAGAGACTGCTCCTGCTCAAACCATTAGGATAGAGCAAGGCCCTGTCAAAATTGTTCCCGACACTAAAAAATCTTAAAATCATGTTACAGAAAATCGTAAATGGAATCGCTATTGCAAGTGGTGTTATATCTCTCACCGTTGTTGGTACTGTTGGGTATGTATTCATACGCAAGGATGCGATTATCGAAAACGTCAAAGGTAAAGTAATGGAATCTGTAATGGGTTCTGTTGGAGATGCATTACCCAATGTTGTGGGTGATGTATTACCTGATACTACAGGCCCTGCTGGGGCAATACCAGAAGGCGTTGGATTAGGTATTCCTTCCTTTTAGATAATGCCAACTATTGATGATATATCAATTGACAACATACATGTTCCACATATTAGACCTTGGTTAATTAGAGAACCAGTAATTTATAACATCCATCCTCCTGTAGTTACTCAAATTGGTAATCCAATTTTACAGATGCCTGGATGCGTTAAAATGCATAAGGATAATAAGAGACATGTAAATGGACTTCCAATTGATAAAAATTTAATAGAGGATGATCCTAATGGTATTATGACTGTGTGTGATGCAGAGTATCCATCATATGATGCGATGAATTATGAACCAGATCGATTAATCATTACAAGAGAAGCCCCAGTACCAAATGTACGACCCCCAGAAACTCCTCCGACACCAGATGTTCCTAACACTGGAGATCTTTCATCAGATGAAGAAGTACCTTGTCCAGGCCCAAATCAGCCAAGGGTAGGAGATTTAACTCAAAATGGTGATGAAAGAGTCACAGGTCACAAACTAAGTGACGATGGTAAAACATGTGTAGTATTATATGAGGATACTACACCAGTTGAAAAATTTTTGCCCTCCACAAATCAAGTAAGCACTACTGCAGCAATTGCTGTGGTGGCCACAGCTGCCGCTGCTGCAACACCCTTATTGTTAAGAGTAATAAAACCTATAATTAAAAAAACAGTTGATACTGTAAAAAAGAAATTCGGAAAGACACCATATAGACCTTCTCGTGATGAAATTAAATCTAATCAATATCGCCAATCGAAAGGCTTATCTCCTTTAAATTTTGAGAAGATGAAGAAGAAGGGTTAGGTGTAATTGTATGTGTGTGATTTGGTAGTGTGCCTGGCGGATTTACCAAAACTACGTCGGCACATACGGCATGATATGGCGACTTGGGATGAAATATCACGCCAGCCTTCATCAGTTCGCCACAATTTTTAAGACGAGCTAATTCAAAATCTAATCTTTTATTTGCAGTTTGCTGTTCCATCCATGCAATTTGAGTTGCAGCAGCTTCTTTACATTGAGCTTGCAATTCTTTATCTAAAGGTTTAGACCAAGTTGCTGATATACCAGCGGATAAATTATAAACTTCTTGTTGTCCTGTTCTTGTTGGAACGTAGTAGAGTATTGAGCCAGGATTGTCTAATACACCATCATCATCTAAATCTGACATGTCGTACACTGGATCCATATACGTGTGTTCAAACGGCCGCTTAAAATTTCCTGTGGCTGTAAAGTAGGGTGTAACGTTCATGGTAGGGCCTTGACATTGAATACCTCCACCATAAGTATTCGTAATATATGGCCCCTGAAGAACCTGAATAGCTTGGTTCGTAACTGAGCCAGAGCTATTGGCTATTGGATTTGCAGTTGCGGATACTCCACCAACTGTTTCTGCGTATATTGGGTTACAAGTAATTAGACTTAAACAAGTGGTGGCTATTGCGTAAAGGTGCTTGTTGTGTCTGTGACTGAATTTATAGTTGTTGTTCTCTGTATTATTGTGTGATTTGAAAGGCCAGGGCCTTGATAACTTTCGCTGAATTGAAAGGATCCTCCAGGCGTTGTTTGTGTAAATGTTGGTCTTTGATCTAAATCCAATCCATTCCATGTCGAAGTCACTCCATCTAATGTCACAGTTGATTGTATAGTTCCACCAGGCGTAAGATTATTGGAACTTGATTCTACGCCTGTGCCCGTTACCGTGTACTGCCAGCCAGTATTATAGTCCATACTATTTATGGTCTCTGTCACAGTGGAAGTTGTGGTCGTATTTGAGGTCATCGAGCCCTGTGTAAAATTAGGCACCACAGGCACAGCATTCACAGTCCTTGCACTCGCAAGGACAGTTGCACCCACAACTATCGCAAATACCTTCCTCATTTATCATTGAACGGTAAGCTCGGTCACAAATTGACCAGTACCGACAGTACCTGCTCCGCCAGCTGTTATTGTCATAACTCCCGCTGTCGTGATTGTTCCAGCAAGATCGCCAGCAGTTCCAGCCGCTGTAGATACTTGGTCTGAGAAGTTACTTACTTGGCCCACTGTTGGTGCGGATTGTGATACCGCATCACCTTGAACGTAGGTTTGGCTATAGCTGAAACTTGCGCCAGGAACATCCTGTGTTGCTGCAATTGTGCCAGGAGCCATAACTCCTGATGTGATTGTTCCAGCAGAAACTGTGTTTACTGTTGTACCATCTGTTGTATCAACACCATTTCCAGAAACGGAATAACTGGAGCCAATTCTTTCAACTTGGGTAGCTGCCGCATTTACTTGTAGTTGAACGCTACTTGTCAATTTGTGAGTTATGTCTGCCATTGCTGGAGAACTAATCCCTGTTAATAATAATATCGATAAAAACTTTTTCATCTTTTGCTGATAATTTAGCTGCCAGTATTTATAATAATAAATAATAAAGAACGTACTAACTGTATTCATGGATACAAACATTACAGAGAAGGTAGAAAGATACAACGAGATAGGTCAAGTTGTAAGAGTTACTCTCAGATGGAGAGGTAAAATTTATTACCTACAAATGTTTTTCCCTGGCTCTAAGTTTCCAAGTAGAGGAGAAGTAGAAACACAGGTCAAGAAGATATATCCAGATGCAGTTGTGATGGTTCATTATGCGTCAGAGACACAACCAAATCAACCTTTGATAAGAGTGACTGAAGAAAGAGATGAGTATGGTGATCCAGTCGATGGCCCAAAAATACCTAAAAAAGAAAGAGAAAAAAATCTCAAAAAGAATGAAAAGGATGAAGACCATACGACTACTACTAATGAAAGAAGAGAATTAAAATATGGTAACTATGGTAATTACATAAGTGGCCAAACCAGAGAACCAACAAAAAAAGAATATATAAATCCTAAAAAATTACCTGTTGCAAATGCATCATACGAACCAGATGGTGAGACTATTTCTGAGGAAGAAGAGGAAAAGCAAAATCCAACCTTTGTGCAGTTCATGAAAAGAATAGATCAACTACCAGAAGTTACAAGACAAGCTATCAAAAACTGTGGTGATGATCCAGCAATAGCAAAGGCGGCATTAGAGATTTCTGGAATTGACAAATAGTGTGGATATCCTAACCATATTGCGTATTTTTACCTACTAGTGTAAACTATATAATATGTACGTGGAGTTGAAAGATCATGTCCCACTATGTTGTTGGTTATCACGACCTACAAAACAATCATTACGAAATCTGTGAATACGCAGATGACGCTTACAACGCAATAAAACAAGCAAGAGAGGATCTGCCTTTTATGAAGGCAAGTCCTCTTTCTTGTGAATACTGTCTCAAGGAGAATTAATGAAAAACTTGCCAATTAAATCATCTTGTATTATATTTGGTGTTGTTATATTAACACTTGCCACACTACCTCGATTTGCATACGTATAGATAATACTAATAATAAGTATTAGTTTATGTTATCTACTAATTATCGCCTTCGGTTAGAAGGAATTTGCAAAGACATAGCATCAGGAACAGAAGTTACCATGAGTGATATGATTTGGGCCCAAAAACTTGCAAAAGCAAATACAAGTGCAAGAGGAATGTTAAGTCAAGCGAGAAGATTAGCTACAGACCCAGATGGATCTTGTTTAAAGTATTTGGATATAGGTGATCCTAAAACAAATAAAAAAGGATTCAATGGTGCAGATGACATAGTTGATTGGTTTAAAAATGACAAATCTGATGATTGGAGACAACGAGACTAATTAAAATGAACACTAATTATGCACTAGAAATTATTTTCTGGACTTCGCTTTCGGTATATCTTCTATATAAGTG